CCTGCTGCTCTAACAGCATCTGCTGTCATTACAAATTCATTTTTACTTAATCTTGCTGGTACATCATCAGCTCTTTCCTTTGTACCTTCAGGTATGAATCCACCACCTCTCATATCTTTTTCCATTATACCACCATCTTTAGCTTCATTTCTCGGACCATACTTCATTCTGTCTCGGTATTCCTCATACTCTCTTCTCATTCTTTCTTTACTTTTTTTATTTTGATATTTCTTTTTACCTTCAAAATATTCTTCTGGACTCATGATACCACCATCTTTCATACCTTGACTTTCATCAGCAAACATCATTTCTAATTGTAATAATTCTTGTTCTTCGTCTGGGGTTAGAATACCTTGTTTTTGTTTATTTATTAAAAAAGAATATCTAGATCCTGCAGATCCTCCTGCAGCCAAATTTGCTATACCGCCATCAGCCATACTCATCGTTTCTAAATTAAATTTTTTTCTTTCCATAGCATCTCTTATTTGATTAATTACACCATCTGCGGCACCAGTAATTTCTTTTATAAGGTCATTATCAGCCCCTCTTTTAATTAACATTTCTATTTTACCTATGGATACTTCACCACCATCAGCCATACCAGATCTAGCTTGATCTACAAACTCTCTGAAAGACATTGGTTGTAATCCTTGTTCTTCCATTTCAAAAACATATTGCTCATACATTTCCTCTATGTCAGTTTTATATCCTGATGCCATTCGCATAATACCTTCATCAGGCTTTTGACTCATTCTATCAAATTCGTTTTGTGCTGCCTCTGCAGCATCTTTAGGAGATAATCCCATTTCTAAATATTTTTCAAAAAGCATTTCTAAAATTCTATCGTTTTGAGTATTAGACACTTGTTCACCATATTCAACTCCTTGGTCTCTCATAAAATCTCTAATACCTAAATCTTCTGTTTCTTCTTCTATTTCTACTTCACCACCTCTAGCAAATCTTAACATACGTACTGGCTCTATATTACCAAAAGGTCTGCCAAAAGCTTGTTCAACTCCTCTTGCTGCAGCCATTAAACCACCAGCTAAATCATCTCTACTTACATCTCTTACTTTAACTGGTTCATTATTATCATCATCACCTTTAGATTCTTTAGAGTCTTGTTTTTCAGTATCTTTTAAATTTTCAAGTTTTCTTGATTTAAGTCTATCACTCTGTCTTGCTATAGTCTCTGGAGCTTTCATTTTTTCTTTTAATGCTCTTAATGCTTTTACAATACCACCTTCATCATATCCATATCTGTCTAACATACTATTTACATAATCAGGTTCGTAACCTGCATTTAAATAAATATTTAAGATTGATGTTCTTCTTTTAGTTTTATCTAACACACCTTGTTTTCTTAATTCTTCGTTGTACTTATCTATTTCATCTTGATTAATTTCTGCTAACTTGGCTGATTGATCTATTGCTGTTTGTCCACCTATAACTTTTGCATAATCTCCAAAAGTTTCTGGGCTCTGTAAAGCCTGTGCTCTTTCAACCAATGATATAGTTTCTGTGCCATCTTTTAATGTTTTAGTTTTATTTAAAAAGTCTGCAATTCTTCCATCTCCAGAACCTAATTTAGTTGTACCTGCTCCAATTAAATCTGGAGTAATAGATAGTAGTCCTGCTCTTAATGGATCTCCTTGTTCATCTGTAGCTGCCGATGTTGCAGCAGCTATTAAAGCTTTTTGTGCAGCAGCTTTTGCAAAAGCTGTTCCAGTCAACCCTGCAGTAGCAGGTCCAAAGCCAGCAGCGATATAAGGTAAGAAAGGTCTTACCTCTTTAGGTATAATCTTCTTTGCTATTTTACGAACTGGTCTGAATACTTTTTTAAAAAATCCCATATTTTATCTCTAGTTTATGTAGTGAAATGCAAGGCAGCCAAGCTTGATATAGGCTGTATCTTTCATTTTACTTGTTTTTTTACTCCCAGTCAATCTAGAATATATTAGTAGCAGCGCCCAAAGGTATCTCCTCAACGGTTACTTTCACATCTCTTCTGATGTGACCAGATTCCGTAGAAGTTTCAGGATTTTGTACATCTGCCAACGCTTCTGCGTCTGACTTATATTCCTTGCCTGTGACTGTATTTGTAAGAGTTACCTCTGTTTTAGGTGTAATTACTGGTACTCTTTTACCATTAATTATTTCATACCTAACAGAAGCTTCTGTTTCAATAAACGGCATTATCTATCCTCCCTATTTATTTCTAATACTGATGCAATAACATCTACTGCACCACTAGTTGCTTGTACTTTTAATATTTCACTTTCTTCCATAATTAATGGTTCTGTTAATACTTGTTCTTTTTGACCAGAAGTTAAACTAACATCATTATCAATTACAAAAGCCGTGCCTGATGCATCAGTTAAAGTTACTTTTACAACTGCTGAACCTGCAGCATCCTCTGCAGCATTTACAGATTTAACAATTGCTCTTGCATTAGATGGCACTGTATAAAGTGTAGTTAAATTTGTGTTTGTTAAACTTGCTTTTTTATTTAAATATATATTTGCCATTAGCCTAGTCCTAACCAAGTAAATCGTTCTTGGTCTTCTTTTTGTTGTCTTAAAAATGTAGAGTTTAATTGTTCTACTACAGAAGCCAAAGCTCTGTTAATTTGTCTTTGGTTATCTTCTGTGTATTCTTTTTTTGGTTCTGGTAATCTTACTACTATCTTTGCCATTATCTTCTTCCGTCTGGTTGTAGATCAGCTTGGAATGTACCAAATCTCCAAGACTCACCTGCCCCTGTGTTTTCTATTTTTAAATTTGCATATCGTCCTCTAGCTCTTGTATCTACTTTTGTAGTCGCAGATGTAATTGTAAAAGGACTTAATGTTGTAGCTGTTACATTTTCTGATGGATAATCAGAAACAGATATAGTTACTTGATTGTTACCAGTTAATACTTTGAAGTTTGGTAAAAATCTACGCATAGCTAAAAAGTATTCTCCAATACCTTGATCTGTTTGTAAAGCAAAATTGTATGATTGTATAAAAGATAATAAAGCTGTTGTACTACCATCTGGGTTAACTTGATCAGTGCCTATCTCGTGTTCAAAAAATACACTTTGACCTAATCCTGTCTCACCTACAATTGCAGGAAACGTTCCTGTAGCTGAACTATTATAAGCTGTTGCGTAAGGTTTAGGATATACTAATGAATCAATCCAAGTTGTTCTGTTAAAGTTAGCGTTTGTATTATTATACCAGTTGCCCATTTCACCTGGCGGTGCTTTTGCACCATAATTATAAATTACAGATCTATCATTAAATGTAGCTCCTGACGATGGATACCACCATAGAACTTCTGTAAACAAATTGTTTATACCTGCACATATTTGTTGACCTTTTGTTGTATCAATATTGTCGTAAACAAAATCTTCTACTGAACAAGGTAGTGAGTTAACGGTACCATCAAAAGAGAAGAAACCATTATTAGACATCCAGTATGCTACACCATCTATCTCTACAGCTGCATTCTGTCCTATTAGTCCACAGTTTGTACCTACTTGTTCAAAACCAAATGTAAAAGGTGCACCTACAAACTTCATTGTGTAAAGTGCATTGTCTGTCCAGACAAGAATATTTTCTTTTGCAACCAACGCTCCTACGATCCGCGTTCCGTCTTGAAGTCTTTGTGAACCAGCCGTATTAGTTGCTTCAATAGTATACTCGTTAATGCTTTCATCGGCAGAGAATCTAATAAACATATCATCTTGTGTTTGAACATTACCTATTGTTACCTCTGTTCCAAAATGAATTAAGTGTCTTGTTGTTGGTGATATTAAAGTTGTTCTAGTTGCAGTAGGATTGTTTGTTGTTTCAAATCCAGATGTAGTTGTAGACGCTCTATTACTTGTTGGACTAGCAACACCAGCGTTCCACGTAAATGTTTTACCGTTTAATATTGTAGCTACTAAAACTTCACCAAAAGAATTTAAAGACCAAAGACCAGGTTCAAGTGTAACAGCTGATGCGGTTACCGCTTCTCCAAAACCTGTAAAGTCTGTGGCATTAGTTACTGTAGAACCGTTTGCATGTTCTACGTCTGCAGTTCCTCCCTGTGCTCTTGTTACTCCTGATATTGTATTTGTACTTGTGTTGTTACCAGAGTAAGTCATTAGCTCACTGTTAATTAATAAAGTTCCTGTTGCTGGTAATACAGATGAATCTGTTACAACAAAAGATGATGCACCTGCAGCGATTACACCACTGTTGTTAACTGTTGTTGTTCCAACACCTGTAATCGTACCACCATAGTTACCAATACCAAAACCATAACCATAGTTTTGTGCAGCTGGACCAACAGGTTCATAGGGTTTTAAAGTTATACTACCGCCCGTAGCTACTGTACCACTTGCAGCCGATCCCATTGTAATTGTAAAAGTTGTTGGGGTAGGAACTGTAATAACTTGAAACTTTTTATCTTCAAAGTCTGATGCAGAAAAACCTGTACCGCCCGGCAATGTTACATTATCAAATAAAACGATATCGCTTTCATTTAAATTATGCGCAGCTGAAGTTGTTATTGTAACTGTTGTTGTAGAGTTTGTTGAAAGTGTTGCACCAGTAATGTCAGCTTTTAAGGGTGTGATGTCAAATAGTTGTCCTTCAAAATATACAAGTAAAAATTTATCTGTGCCTAAAGCTACATATCTATTTCCATCTAGATCTACAAACGCAAACTCTTTCCTTACTACACCAACTATTGTATCTGTTAATAAAGATTGCCAGCCACCAATTTTTTCTGGTAGTCCATATCTAAATCTAGTTAAGTCTGAATCTGTCCAACGTCCAACGGCACCGACAGAAGTATCTTGTCTATCTATACCTGGCGCAAATTTAATTTGTTGAAGAGCCATATGTTAGCTCCTATGATGTGTAATTAGTTTTGTATGCCCAGCCTCTTGTTGCATCTACATAAACTAATGTTAAGGCTTGACCATTGTTTGATAAAACTAAATTAGAAGCTGCCCCATTAATCGGTTGACCATTTCTATCAATAGTTAAGTTATTAGATTGAAATGTGCCTCTAGTATCAATAATAGTAATTTCATCACCTACTGCTGGAGATGAAGGTAAATCAATTTCTATTGGGTTGGCTGTCGTGTTAGCGAAAATTTGTGCACCAGCTACAGCTGCATATGGTGAGTTAGCATCAGTTATAGTTGCATAACCTTTTTCTATAATTCTTGTTGTTGTGTTTGTACCATCAGAAACACAAAGTAAAGTTGCTCCTGGAGGGACAGGTTGAGATGTACCACTAGCTGTTAATACACTTAATGTTCTGTTAGAAGTTCCTCTAACTGTTTCGTCACTTATAATCCAAACTCTTTCAGATCCTGACGGCATTGTTAAAGTTCTGTCACCACCTAAAGTTCCAGATAGTTTTAAATAAAAGTTTTTACCATTTGATGTTGCACCATCTGATAAAAGTAAAGTTACACTTGCACCAGCCAAATCAATCTCTTGATAACCACTAGCGCTTTGTTCTAAAATTTGTAAGTTAGTATTTGTGATAGTACCCCAAAGACCAGCTTTTTCTCCTGTTGCTACTATCTCTAATTTTAAATCTGATGAAAATGTTGATGCCATAATTTTAACTTGGATCTATTGGTGTCCAAACCATGTTTGCTCCTGGAACTATTTCGTTCCATGTTATTATACCTACGTCATTTGTAGCCACAGTTAATGGTGAACCATTAGGGCTTACAAGTGCTTCTCCTGTTACTGTAACATTTCCAGTCGCTAACGTCAATGCGTTTCCTGAGACAGGGGCGCTAGCACCAGCAGTAACTGTGATTGTACCAATACCTAATGTTAATGGGTTAGCTGTAACAGTAAAATTAGCCTCACCTGTAATACTTAAAGTACCAAGGCCTAATGTTAATCTGTTTGGATCTGCATCTTGGGTAACAGCGTCCGCTATAATACCTACACTACCAATCGTAACAGTTAATTGATTGGCTGATAGACTTACCGTAACGTCGTTATCCGGTCCTGATGTAGCAAAAGGTAATGCTGATATTGCGTCAAATCCTAAACTCATAGGGATTTATACCATTTTTTATAAAGATAAAATAGTTAATTTTATTTAAAAGGAGGTCCACCAAACCACATTACTAGTGATTTTCTATTGCCTTTAGTGACTGGGGTAACTCTGTGTCTTATAAAACTTGCAAAAAATATAGCATGACCTCTTTTCATTCTTGGTCTTGCAGTATCATCTATCATTTCTAGATCGCCACCTTCAAAATCATTTTCATTAGATAACAAACAAGTCATAGATATTTTTCTTACTGGAGGCTGTGCTCGCATGTCGGTGTCATTATCAGTATGCCACTCATAAAATGCACCTTCAGGATATTCTGTATATTGTGCATTTTCTGTAATTTGAATACCATCAAATCCAAAATGATTTATATTAATATTTTTAACCCATTGTTCAATTTTCTGATACATAGGTGCTGTTTCTTGATTATTAAAAGGTAACCATGAAATAGTTGTAATTCTTTTTTTACTATCATTAACACCTCCGCTTTCAACGTCTGGACTTTCTGTCTCTTTCTTTTTAGTTGCTGTTCCAACTTTTGCATCTTGTGGAGGCATACTCTGTCCTATTCTAATAATATGATCACACTGTTCTGGTGTAAAGATAGGTTCGTTAGTAGCAACAATATATGATTTCCATCTAGGTTCTAATAATATCATTGTGCCCACACATTCTTAATAGCTTGTTGCTTATGTTGACCAAAATATTTTCTTCCGTCCATAGCAAAAGATGTATATCTCCCTTTGGCTCTTACGTAATGTAAAAATACTTGCATACATTTTTCTCCAGAATAAGGTTCTCTCCAATGAGAGTATGCACAGCCTTCGTATGCTGCAGCAGATCCTGGTTTTGTAATTAATGAAATTGGTTTTGCATTTGGATCTTCTACGTAGTTTGTCGTGTTTGGATCCGTTGGTTTAGACATATCTAATTTATGAAACCATATAGGCCAATTTGTATTATCAGCAAAAATATTTAAAGTAACAGACACTTCACAAGAAGGTCTATCACTATGTCTTTTTAATTCTCCACCTTTGTAATACATTCTTGAAAAAGAATATGTAGGTAATAGTTCTTCACCAAAAGCTTTTTCTACTAAAGACTTTTTAGTTTTTAAAAAAGTTTCACTTAATGGATCACCATATACAGCAACTGAATCATTACATTGTCCACACGCTTCTAATCCAGGTTCTCTCACTAACCAATAGTTATGTGCTACTCTTAATTCTTCTTCGTTTAAAAAATTATCTATTTTTTTTATCATCTGGTATTTTATCTTTTTCCTCTTTTGTTAATTCTGTTTTAATTTTACCCTCTTTTGCTAATCTTTGAGCTGTCATTATTTGAGCAGCAACATTTTTTGCCCCGTCAGCATCATTAGCTTTATCAAAAAATTGCCAAGTTTTAAAGAGTCTTTTTGGTAGTGCGTCTTGTTGATGTGTATTAACATCTTTCTTATCAAAATTAGGATCTGATTGAACTAACTCATGTTTGAGTTTAGACCATAATCTTAACTCTCTCATTCTGTCTTTAGCTGTTAACAACATATCTGCTCTAGCAAATAATTTTTCATCCATCTTAATTAGTAATAATTCTTTTTCTAAATCGTCTTTTTCTTCTGCTATATCTCTTTCCAGTTTCTTTATTTCGATTTCATTTTTTCTAAAATCAAAAGATAAAAAAACCATTTGTTCAAAAAACACATTCTGTTCTCTTACTGCTTGCCAATATTTAGAAGCTGGTGTTGGATGTTTAAGATCATTTAAAACAGATATTCTCATTTCTGTTTCTGTTCTAAACATTTGTTTTTTAACCCATGAATCTTGTAATTCATTTTTCATAGATTTAAAATCTTTGACTTCATCATCACTTAATATACTAGATAAGTGTTCATCCATTGGCATCAATGGATTTATTTTCTTCTTTGACATTTTAATTTACACCTTGCATTAGATTAACTGTTAACACATGTATACATGATTTGACTACCATTTGTCAATTGGACAGGACTGTTTTTTTCCTCTTGCTTTTAGAGGCATAAAACAATTACATATTTTACAAAAACCATGTCTATAATTTTTGCACTTTTTACACACCATTATTCTTTCTTTAAAAGACCTTATTTTATTTTTTTTTTTTCTGAGCTTCTTTTAGAATCTTCAAGTTTAGGATCTTCTTTAATCATCCTCTCAAGAGTAGAGAGTTGACCATAGACATTCATTTTATCTATGAAAGGAGAATCTTTACTTAAAGATTTTTTTCTATTTTCAAACTGATACTTATAACTTAGAGCTTGGTGTGTATTAACGTTTTGTTTATCAAAAGTGTCATTATCATATTTCTTTTTTAAGTCAGACCACATCTTTAATTCTCTAATTCTATCTTTTGCAGTTAATTCAAAATTTGATTTGTCAAACAATCTTTTTTCTAACCTAATCTGATATCTTGCTTTTTTAATTCTATTAGTTTCGTTTTTAATTTTTTCTTCTAGTTCCTCAATATACAAATCATTGTCTCTATACTGAAAAGATAAACCTATTAATTCTTTAAAATAAACATCTTGCTCTCTAACACATTGCCAATATTTAGATGCTGGTGTTGGATAATGAGCATCATTTAAAACTGAAAACTCTGCTTCTGTTTCAGTTCTATAAATTTGTTTTTTTGTCCAAGCGTCTTTTAATTCTGGAATTAACGACTTAAAAGTTTCTAGATCTTCTTTCTCTAATAAAACGTCTATTTTTTGTGCAGCCTCTTTAGTTGTGCTAACAACGTCAAATTTTTTTGTATCATTCTTCATCACAGTATATTTGTTATAATTATAGGTTATAACAGAAAAGTCAAGATTAGTCTAATGATATGTCTTTTGCTACAATAGATGGACTAGTAGTAGTAAATAATTCTACAGCAGTTAAATAGCTAGTGCTAGGACTATTGCCTCCAGCATAAAACATTGATGTTGGTGTGCCTCCAACTCCACCATCAGAATCAGTTCCACTTTTAGCAGTTCCTGATGACCAAGCAGAACCACTCCAATTAAGAGCAGATGATGGCCCAACATAAACTCCAGTAGGCATGCCTCCTCCACCAAAAGTAGTTACGTTTGCACTTGTTGATGGAAAATTTCCTGGTGATGATGCCCAAGTAGATCCATTCCAAGTTTCAGTTACATTTGAGCCAGCACAATAAGGGGGTGCACATCCTGCAAATGCAATTCCTGATGGGAAAGTTCCACCACTACCGCCGTTTGATCTATTTGTGTTTAAGGCTGGTGCTGATGCCCAGGCTGTTCCATTATAAGTATTAGAAGCACCTGGAAAACCTGTTGGAGGAGAGGCAGCTAAACCACCTGATGCGATTACATTTTCTCCAGTTCCTGCAGAAAAACCATATCGTCTTCCATCAGGCATTGTAGCTTCACTTGACCAAGTAGATCCATTCCAACTTGCAGTAGTAGTTAAACCCTCGTTTGATCCTGGACCGTTTCTACCTCCACATGCTAATGAAGAAGATGCTCCACCTGTATCATTATTACCAAAAAGTCCTCCAGCTTGATAAGGCATAGTAGGTGAGTTTGCCCAACTAGATCCATTCCAAGTTTGACTTTGGTTAGAACCGCCTGGTTGTGCAGATGTAAAACCTCCAAAAATAAAACCTCCTGCTGCTGAACCTGTGCTTCTAGCATTTGATACGCCAGTTGCTAAAGCTGGTCCTGATGCCCAAGACGATGTTCCGGCTTGAGGTGCAAATACTCTTAATTTTTCTGCTGTTGAATTATAAAAAACTTCTCCTTCTTGAGCCACCGGCGGATTTGCCGATACAAATTTTACTGAAAAACCTTTGATGCCTTTGTATGTAGTCATATTTTTATATTACTCTCATATTGTGTTAAAGTAAAGTCATGTCAACAGGTCTAGGATTTACTACTGTTATTATATCTTCTTGTTCAGAGTTTTCTGCTTGAGCCACTAAAGGTCCAATCTCTGTATCCCATTTTTGTTGAGCTTCTGCAATCTTTTCATTAACCATGTCTTGTGCTTGTTGTTTAGTTAGAGGCACACCATTTACCCTTCTCATCCATTTATTTCCAGCCTCATTATTTTCAACTACCCAAATATCGTTGGGATAACATTTTTTAAAAAATTGTCCACTTTCGTGATGTTTTAAAAAATTTACTCCATAACTCTCTGCTTGCATATATTTGTAACTCATAATTAATTATTCTCCGTTAACAACCAACCTTGTGTAGCATCAATATAAACTAACATGAAGGCAGCTCTTTCTGTTGCTACAGTAAGATTAGAAGCGTCTCCTTGTATTTTATGACTGTTTCTATTTACTGTTAAATTATTTGTATCAAAAGTTCCAGCGTAATCAATAAAAGCAACTTGATCACCACGTGCTGCTGTTCCAGGTAATGTTGCTGCGATAGCTCCTAATGTTGTATCAACAAAATATCCTTCTCCTGCTACTGCTGTAAAGTCACCAGTTTTTGTAGCTTGCCAAGATATGGCTTGAAGCGGTTCTGCAAAAGTATTATCGCCTCTAAGAAATGTTGTGCTATTTTTAGTTCCTGTTGCCGTTAATTTTGCTAATGAAACTGTGTTGTCAGTAGGAACTCCTACATCTAAAACTGAACCAAATACTAAAATAAAATCTATACTATCTGATCCAGATAATGTGCTTGAGAATACTATGTTAGATCCAGATAAGGAAAATGAAGTACCGGGATTTTGAATTACGCCGTTCAGCGAAACTATCATTTGATTAACTGATTCCGGCGTAAATGCTACACCACCATTAGTTAAAGCATAAGTTGCAGTTGCTGATGCTGTGATGGCATCTAGCTTTACAAAATTTCCTGTTGCAACTCCTTTTCCAATATATGGCATAACTTATCCTAACTAAACGCCGGCGTTGTTAAATTAGCTAACGCCGCTCCTGTATACTCTGCTACTAAAGCTCCTGGATAAGGTGGACTTCCACCTCCTATTACCAGTCCTCTTGAATTTCCTGCCCCTGTGTTACCACCTCCTGAGTGTGCTCCTGTTGTTGAACTATAAGCAGGTGCAGAATGTAAATTTACGTCACTTGCCCAAGAAGTTCCATTCCATAATTCTGTTGTGTTACTAGCTGGATATCGTGAACCTACACATAAAACTCCTGTGTTTGTAGGCCCATTTGCAGTTCCAACTCTTGAACCTTCACCTGATTGTTTTGGTGTGGCGAAACTCGGCCCTGTTGACCATGAACTACCATTCCATTGATAAGAATTTGATCCTGTATTACTTCCCCAACCTATAAAATCTGATGTAGGACCAGCACCAGCGAACCATTGATTTGTAAAAGGAGTTGTGGGAGCTGCCGACCAAGATGTTCCATCATAAGTTTGAGATTGATTTGAAAGGCTAGGACCTGTCCAACCATTTACAATTTTTGTATTTGTTTGAGTTCCATGTCCGTGTTGTTGATTTCCAGATGAAAAAGCATAGTTTGGTGTAGCAGTTGATCCCCAAGATGAGCCGTCCCATTCTGTTGAAATGTTTGTAGCTGAATAAGATGGGTGAACAGGAACGTTTGGCCCTGATGGGTTTCCGTGACCGCCACAAGTTAATCCAGCAGATTGTGTTCCTGTTAAAGAACAACCTGAGTTTGCGTAAGGGTGATTAGTTGCTTGAGACCAAGAACTACCATCCCATTGTTGATGGTCATATCCTCTTGCTCCGTTGTCTCCACCTGTTCTAGGGTGTGAACCATATCCACATACTTCTGTAATATTATTAAAAGAAGGACCGTTTACTGATCCTTGTGAAAATCCATAAGGCATAGATGTTCCCGTTGCAAAGGCAGCGGTGCCTAATAAATAAGCTTTAAATTGTTTTAAATCTGTTCTTAACCAAACATCACCTTCATCAGGTGATGGAGGATCTGATGTTACAGCTGGCACACTTAAAGTTACTGCCGGAGATATATTTGATTGTGCAACAGCACCTGGACCAATCTGAGTTGTAGTGATAGTTCCTGGTGATATATCTGCAGCCGTAATTGTAGCAGGAGCGATTTCACTTGTTGTAACCGCATCTGCTGTTATGCCTCTTTGTTTAATCTTTACTATAGTCATTTTACTCCGTTATAGTTATATTATGTGGTCTTTCCCTTGGCGGTTCTTTTTCATAACTATCATCAGGTAATGCATCCCAAGCAGCTTGTGCTGCTTGAACTTCTGCATTAACTAATGCTTGAGCTTCTGCCAAAGTTTTAGTAACTCCACCGACTTTAGTTTTCCATGCTTGACCTGTTGCGTTGTCTTCAACTTGCCATACATTACCAGGATAACCTCTTGGGTTTAAAGGTAGAGCGTTTTCTTGCTCTTCATGAGTTATAAAACCTTTGCCTGTGTTAGTTGCTGTACAATATATTTTTGCCATATGTCCTCCTTAATTTAAATCTACGATAGCGTTTCCATCAGACCACTCAAAAGTTGTTCTTGATTGGCCTCCTGGGTTATTTGTTGATGGATTTGATCCACCATAAGTTAGTCCTGATCCTGAAGATGCTGTATTTCCAGCCGTTGCTGAACCCATAGAGTATCTTGCTGATGGAATTGCAGTATCTGTTGACCATGATGATCCATTATATTTTTGAACAGTTGTTGTCGTATTAAATCCTGGGGGAATTTCATAACCAGTCAAATAAAAGCTATCTGCATTAGCCCCAAAATTTATTCCATTACCTGTTTGTCCTGAAGGTTGAGCTGGTGCGGCTGGGAAAGTTGACCATGATGATCCATTCCATTCATAACCTATACCTGGATATGGTGAAGTTGGAGCATTTCTACCACCAGCAAATGCAAAATTAGTTGGAGGACCTACCGCTGTAGCTCCTGCTTCAGTAATAACTGTTGGTAATGCTGTTCCTGATGCCCAAGTTGATCCATTATAATCATAGACAGTGCTTGAATGAGATGGAGTGCTTCCACCTATAATCTTTCCATCTGGAATAGTTCCTTGACCCATACCAAGATATTCTCCTGCTGGTAATGCTCCACTCGCAACGTGAGCTGTTCCATTCCATTCATTTGTATCTGTTCTAATTGGTCCACCAGGATTTAATCCTCCTGCAAACCAACAATTAGACCCAGGTGCGCCTGTTGCTGATGTAATTCCTATAGTATTTCCTGTTGGATAAGCAGGCCCTGTTGACCATGCAGACCCATCATAAGATTGAGTTGTACTTAAATAGTATGGTGAAGGTGTTCCTCTATATCCTCCGCAAGTCGTTGCATCAGTTTGAGTTCCACATCCCTGTGTGCTTCCATATCCATTTGGTGCATTATGCATGTCACCACCTGTAGACCAACTTAAAGGTCCTGCCAAAAATGCTTTTAAATTTCCTGGTGCAGATAGATCTGTTCTAAGAAACATGTCTCCAATACTTAAACTTGGTGTTGGCGGATTAGAAGTAACAGCAGGAACTCCTAAAGGAACTGCTGGTGAAATTTGAGTTGTTGTAATTGCTCCCGGAGCAATATTAGGGGCAGCGACTGTAGCTGGAGCGATCTGTGTAGTTGTAATAGTTCCAGGTGCTATGTTACTAGCTGCAACAGTAGCCGGTGCAATGTCACTAGACGCAACAGTAGCTGGTGCAATTTTTGCAGACGTAACTGCGTCTGCAGCTAAGTTAACTGTATCAACTGCTCCAGGCGCAATGTCTGCGCTTGTTAGCGGTGTATCTGTTGGTGTTCTGCCTACATATCCCATTTATAACTCCTTACGAACTAATTGCATCTACCGCTGATACCCAAACATCACAAGAACTTGCAGTGTCAGAAACTACTTTTAAAGCGTCTCCTGATTCTACCACAAATTTTGCTCCTCCATCTAAGACCTGTAAAGATCCGCCTGAAGGTATTGGCGCACTCTTCACAAGATAAATGTCGTTAGAAGTATCATTAATATAACAGTCTACACTTATTGTGTTTCCTGTAACATTAGCGAGTGATATTCCAACAACAGTATCAAATGAATTAGCAGTAAATATCGTAGCAGGGGATGTCCCTACCGCGTTGCTTGTGTATCTACGAAAATTTTGTGCCATATTACTCCTTTTATTATAATGCTATTGCCATTGCAATTGCAAATCCTGCGCTTGCCGCTCCTACCGGCGTTCCATCTGCATCAAGAAAAACTGATTTACTAGCTGGTAATGTACAAAATACATCTTTAGTTCCAGCAGAAAAATCAACAGCTGAATCTGAATTAGAACTGGAGATAACTGTAGTTCTAGTTAGATTTGCACTTGACCCATCTAATGTTCCAAGTCCAACTTCAAACTCACTTGTACCTTGATTAAAGATACAATAGTAAGTCGTGTTGCTGTTTCCTATGCCTTGCGCAAAAGTTTCAAAACCTTGTACTGCTGCTCCAAGTGCAAATGCACCTGTGCCAGTAGTTGTGCTTGTTACTTTTACTCTATCGTTTATTACTAACGCAATTGTAAAAGTTCCGTTTGTCGCTGTCTTGTTACCACCAAAATCTAAAACCACCACTAATTTATCAGAAGCACTTGTATTATAAATAGCTGCAAATGCTGCTGTAAAAGTTGCACTTGCAAAAGTAGTATCTGCAAAGTCAATTGCAGTCGTAGCTGTTGTAGCTGTAACTGTTTGACTTGTTAATGCTTTACCTCCTGCTGGATAGTTACTACTACCTGCAGAACTTACTTCATTATTACTTGTTCCTAATAATGCAACCGTTGATGATGTTGAGTATGGATTAGATGTGTACAACGCTATTTTAAAAGAGTCACCACCAGAACTAAAATTATGCGTTCCTGATGCTAGTTCACCTTTAAAACTGAATGGTACTATGTTTGCCATGTATTATCTCCTTATTTATTGCTTGATGGATTTTTGGATTCTAAAACGGTACGAATAACCCCATCTGAATATTCGTCTCGGCGTCTTCGACCTTGTTGTTCGATCGCATACGATAGTAAAGCTTTTTCATAAGCTTGTGAGTAGTATTGTAACATATCTGCAGGTCCTTTCAAGTACCCATATGCGTTTACTAAACAAGCGTATAAAAGTAAATCTTGATATTTGTTTGATAGATAAGTGCCTGTAGCACTTACAGAAGCATCAGTCAGACTCGTTGGCTCCTTATTGTAAGCTAGTGTGATTTCATAAGTTCTATCTGGCGTTGGTGCTAATACCCAAAAGTTCTCATCCCAGTTAGCGTAATATTTAGGTATATCAACAGCTGAAGTTCCAGGCGTAGAGTAATACTCAGCTATAAAACTAGTATCTCTTTGTTCTAGATAATATTGATTATTATCAGAATCTTTTAATTGAACATATCTAATTAATCTTAAATCAGCAGGAATAGTTACATATCTATTTCCAACAATGCAATTAGAAGTCGCGTAGTGTCTATCTTGATCAGAGTCAACTTCTCTATAAATTTTATTTTCTGCGTTTTTAATTAAAGTGTTTAAAACAGAAGAAGTAAATACGTTACTTCCAACTTCTGTGTAGCCTTTAATATCATCTTGTAAATTTGTAAGTGTGTATGCCATTATGCGTTTACTACCTCTAATGTTACTGGCCCAGCAGAACAATTTTCTCCACCGCCTGATACACCCCCTGATGTAGCAGTGCTAGTGCTGGTTATATAAAAATAATTTATTGGATCTGTTAAAGGATCTGATGTTGTTGCACCTGTAACAGTTCCGGAAGAATCTATTTGACCTAACGCAATTGTAAATCCACTTGCATTATTTAAGTCACTTACATTATCAAATGTAGGAATATTTAAAAATTGTTGTAGGTTTCTTAACTCAACTTGTGCAGCTTGATCAGCACCACCTGGTCCTGTAGAAGTTACGACAGGTGCGCCTCTAAATCTTACAACTGATCCTGCAGCTCTTTGATGGTCTTCTGAAAAAACATTTACATAAGTTGTTCCACCATACTTAACCGTTGTAAACGGATTGTTATCTAAAAGTATTAAACTTTTTTTAGATGCAGGTTGTGGTCTTGGATTGTATAAAGCTTGTGGATCAGAGCCCGCTGGTTTAGGTTCAAGTTGTGGTTGCTTTGGTTCGTATTCTGATTTGTGAACTAATGAACCATTCCACTCTCTTACCATTTCTGTGTATGGATAAGCCATACCAGATCTATCTGATATTGCTAATGATCTTTTTCCTGATGCGTATTTACCCATTATACTCCATCTCCATAAAATGTTTGTGGTGAAATAAAGCTAGATGTTCCTTGATTATCTGCATCAAGTGCTCTTAACATTTCACTTTCATAAATTCTTTCAAGTTCTGGTGTTCTCTCTGGAGATACTTTCATACTTAAATAGTATGCAAGACCAGACATCATGCAAGGATAAAATCTGTTAACCACATCTGATGTAAAATTATATGCACCAGCATCTTGTATTCTAGCTAAATAATAAAAACAAAACTGAAAGTTACTTGGTGTTGTAGAATCTGATACACTAGAACTTGGTGTTGTATATAAAAATATACTTGGATTTAATTTTCTCTCTACATAATATTGTGAAGGTGTGCCTTTTGCTAATTTATTTGGTGTTTGTGAATATTGAGATCTATCTATTTTAGTTAATGCAATATCTTGTGGTGCTGTGGCATCAGAATTATTTCTATAATAAGCCTCTAAAACTTGATCTATGTCTTCTGGAAAGTTAGTAGAGTCAGATGCAAAGTTATATTCTGCTTGACCTTCTACTAAAGGAACTTTTGCTAGTTTAATTTTCCAAAGATGAACTCCTCTGTTACCCCATTCTGAAAACAATATATTTAATGATCTTCTTGCTGATCTTAATTGATATCCTGTTCTTGTGCCTAACACTCCAGTTCTTGCATATGCTTCTTCAATAATGTCATCAATTTGTGGATTAAATTCTGTTTCACCAGAAGTTGGTGCAATAGTTTGAGCAGCGTTACCCATACCAGAGTGAGCTGTACAGTAGTAAAATAATACAGGTGCACCTGTTTTTTTAACTGGCGCCACAACAATTGTTGTGTTAGCTCCAGCATTTCCAGGCACTCCCGTTGTAGTCACACCAGTTGTATAAGGTGCAGCTGGATCATTATTTGGATTCGTAGAAAAAGCTAATTGGTGTGTGCCGTTTGTACCGTCAGATTGATCAAATATATAAGTGTTACCTTCTTGTAAATACAAGACAGGAGCTAACTCACCGTTAATATAATATCTATTACCGGTTCCATACTGGGTTGTCCCCGTTGCTACGGTTACTGTGTAAGTTATAGTAGCCATTTAAACTCCTAGCCGTGTAGTAACGTTACAGAAGTAGCTGTTGTTACAATCTCAAACTTCAAAGCTGTAGATGCTCTAAAACCTGTTCCTGGAAACTGCATGTATGTAGTTGAACCTGGACCATTAGTTGTGTTTGTAGCTGGAATTAAAAATTCAGCTAACACAGTTGAGTCATCTTTTATCTTAACTGTAGTTGCGGCTTGACCACCTTCTTTAGATACGTAAAGACCTAAAGCTCTGCCAGGTCCTGCTGTACCTCCTGCATCGTGAACTGCAACGCCTGAAGCTGTTGTCGATTTTATATCTACTGGATATGTACTCATTAATTTTTCTCCTATTAAATTATGTGTGGGCCGAAGCCCACACTAAATTAGTTATTAAAACGCAGTTAAATTATTATTTTGTGCGTATGTAACAACAATTCTTGCTTTCCCTGCAGTTGCAGAGTTAGCAACCGTAATACCAAAAAGTTCAATATCACTAGTACCAATGTCATGCCAAGCTGCTGCTGAAGCTTGTAACATTTTTAATGGTCCTACCGCTGTAGCCGAAACGTTATGAGCTGCTCCAATGTTTGTTGGAGTCCCTGTAGCATTTCCAACAGCAATTGTAGTTGTAGAAGAGTTAGCGAATAACTGCTCTACTACGATATCAATATTAATGATTTGACTGTTTGCAGGAATAATAATTCCTAAAGCAGTCGCTGTAGTTGTTG